CAATTGATTTAATTGACACTGCTTGTGCAAAGATTAAATTAATTGAAAAAGATTGGTCTATTGATCGTTCACATATCGTAGATGCAATTAGTAAGTTTACTAAAATTCCAGCAGATCAGATGGACGATAAAGAATCTAAATCATTGGTAGGACTTGATACTAGCATTAAGAAACGATTATTTGGACAAGATAAAGCAGTTGATGATGTACTAGAAAAAATCTATGTTAGTCGTGCTGGTCTTAAGTCAATCAACAAACCCGTAGGATCTTTTCTGTTTCTTGGTCCTACTGGAACAGGTAAAACTGAACTTGCAAAACTACTTTGTGAAAATCTTGGCATGAAACTTCTTCGATACGATATGTCAGAGTATCAAGAGAAACATTCTGTTGCAAAGTTGATTGGTGCTCCCCCAGGTTATGTTGGATACGAGGATGCCAATCTTGGTGGTGGACTACTGATCTCACAAGTTGAAAAGAGTCCTCATTCGATTATTCTATTTGATGAGATTGAAAAAGCACACCCCGATGTAAGTAATATTCTTTTGCAACTTATGGACGAAGGTGTTATCACATCATCCAATGGTAAGAAAGCAGATTGTAGAAATGCAGTTGTCATTATGACTTCCAACTTGGGAGCAGTCGATTCTGAACGAAATGCAATTGGATTTTCACCATTGGAAAAGGAAGGTGAAGATGATAAGGCAGTTAAAGAATTCTTTAAACCAGAATTTAGAAATCGTCTCGATGGTGTGATTAAGTTTAATAAACTGACACAAGACAATGTTACGAAGATTGTGGATAAGTTTGTCAATGAAATGAATATTTTACTCTCTGATAAACGGATTCATCTTAAATTAACTGATTCTGCTAAAACCTATTTGGCAAAAGAAGGGTATGATCCGAAGATGGGTGCAAGACCTCTTGGTAGAAAGATTGATCAACTGGTGAAAGTGCCTCTATCCAAAAAGATACTGTTCGAAGGTTTGTACAACTGTTTCATTACAGTGGATTGGGATGGAGAGAAAATTGATTTCGAAATATCTTTAGATAATTTTGGAAACACAATGGTAGATGAAAATGGATATATCACACTGGAAACAGTTAAACAATAAATTACTAATACACAATACTAGAAAACTATTTTTTAATCAGTATCTCTATCGTGTGAAGTTTGAGTCTCACAATGTTCGTATGGCATTGTCTCCACACACAGATGAAGAAATGAAAGAAAAATACAAAACGTATGAGGAATATGTTAAAAAAGTTTATGATTATAAATCTATGCCATCGTATGTTGGTACGATAAGACATGCGATGCAAAATACAAAGATTGACAATCTTTTATCTTGGAATCGATTCTTTAGAAATTATGGGTATATCAAATTTCGCATTGAAGATCCTTACATCTCACTTTATACTAGTGATCTAGATTCATTGTATGAAATTATTAACAAAGATAAACATTTGAGAAATACGGTAGTTTCAATCTCCAAACCAGAGTCTGAAAAAGCATTGAAATCATTACAAGAGGGAAAAGTTCTTGTTAAACGAATTGAAGGATTTACTCACGTTATCTATATAAGTGATAATTGGTCACTTGAGGTGGATGATCGAGTAAAAGTGTTGGAATACTTACGTAGTTTAGGAGAAAATGAAGTGAGAATCCCATTATCAACAGAAAAAGCATTGATGAATAAATGGGCGGCTGGTGGATATTTTTATTGTAAAGATCCATCAATTTCTACATGTCTTTCATTAATATGCCCAGGTGTAGTAAAAAATATTTTTGAACTCGAAAAACTTTCCTAAATATTAAAAACTAGGAGTTTTATTATGGCAAAGATTCAAGAACAAGCCGTTGTCATTAAGTTTAGCAAATTAGTTAAAGATGATGACGAAGGTCAATCAGTCATTGATTCTGATGTTATTGCAAGTTTGGAAGCAGTCGCACAAGAACTTGCTGGACAGGGAATTATTGTAGAAGTAGACAGTTTAATCAACTAGAAAGAGTAAATCAATGAGTAAAAAAACTGAAAAAGCAAAAGAAGTTGCAGTATCTGATAAATCATCCGCAACACCTGTACCTAAATTAACGAAACCAATCATGCCTGTGCCTGGAGCACCGCAAACTGCTCCCAAAACACCAATTACCAATCAGTTTGATTTTAGTAAAGTTCATGTACATTTTGCAGTTCCTTGTTATGGTGGTATGGTCTCGGAACCTACAATGACTTCGTTTATTCGATTCACTCTTCTTGCATCAAGAGTTGGATTAAATTGGTCACTGGATACAATGGTTAACGAATCATTAGTTACTCGTGCTCGTAATAATCTTTGTGCAAAAATGATGACTAATGAAAATGCAACACATTTTATGTTTATTGATGCTGATATTCGATTTGAACCAGAGCATATTTTTGGAATGATTGCCGCAGATAAAGATGTTATCGGCGGTCTTTATCCTAAAAAATCATTGCCAATTGATTATGTTGTTAATCTTAAAAACGGTGGACGAATCGAAGGTCCAATTTTTCAAGTGGATACCCAAGGCACTGGATTTTTACTTTTTAAAAAGCATGTTTATCAGCAATTGATTGATGCTCATCCAGAGTGTAAGTACGTTGATGATATCGGTCTTGGCAAGCAATATGAACCGTGGATGTATTCTATTTTTGATACAGTCATCGATGCTCGTGGACATTATTTGTCTGAAGATTGGACATTTTGTCGACGTTGGCAGGCACTTGGTGGTGATATTTGGGCAGATTCTCGTGTACTTCTTAACCACATCGGGCACTATGAGTTTAAAGGTGATGCTGAAGCACTTGAACGCAAAGGTCTTAAACGTGTTGCAACAGATAGTCCAGAAGGGCAGGCTGCTATTGAAGCGCAGAAAAAAGCCGCAGAATCCGCACAACAAGCTGCTTAATTTAGGAAGACAATGGGATTATTTGATCGGTTTAAACAAAAACCAATCTCTGTAGAAAAAGCGAAAGACCCCAAACCTCAGAAGCCAAAAAAGTCTGCTAAAGACTTGGCAACTGAGAAAGGGGAACCATGGGTCAATATTCTCTCGATTGAATTAGATCCCGAGAATATTGGCAATGGTGCGTTTGAATTAGACTGGAATGATTTTTTTGTTGCCAAATTAGTTCGTGCTGGTTACAAAGGAAAAGATGACGCACAAATTGTAGATCAATGGTTTCAAACTATTTGTAGGAATGTAGTTTTAGAAACTTACGAGCAATATGAAGCAAATAAAACTGGTGGTATTGAACGTAAACCACTGGGTGATGGTCGAACGGAAGTATCCTAAATGCTTTGGGTTGGTGGTGATGGACATTGTTCGGGAGCATACGCAGTCAATCACTGTGCAACCTGTGAGGATGATACCGAATTGTGGTGGAGGGGTAGACAACCTCACCCAGAAAATGCCGCAGTCAATTGGGTAACTACACTTGCTAATACAATCAAAACACAATTTATCAACGAAAGTGATATTAGGGACACGGTAAATGATATTGTGTTAAAATGTAATAGATTTATTTTAAATAATACGAAAAGTCAACACATCGTTATTATTGGGTGTACTACTCCACAAGACAAACAATTACTTGAATTAAGTCTATTTTTAAAACAAAACAATACACGGCATATCTTCTTTAATACTAAAGATTATATTGACTTTTCACTTCAAAATCGATATAAGATAAATAACTACGGTTATTTTGGAAAAGATGCTCATCAAGCATGGGCAAACGTGATGGTTTCTCAATTGAGACAATTAGAAATCATTTGACTGTTTTACTTTATATAAATTCTACTGAAGTTTAAACTGTTGCTATGGCAAAGTATCTTATCATCGATTTGGCGAACACTTTCTTTCGTGCTCGACATTCTGCACATAAGCAATCTGATTTTCATGATCGGTTGGGATTTGCGTTACATGTAACATTATCATCAATTAATAGTGCATGGAGAAAGCAAGAAGCAGACCATGTTGTGGTATGTCTTGAGGGAAGTTCTTGGAGAAAAGAATTCTATAAACCTTACAAGGCAAACCGTAAGGTTGCTTATGCCGCATTAACGGAAAAAGAGCAAGAGGAAGAAGAACAGTTTTGGGAAACATTTGACAATCTCAAAAACTTCTTTATCAATGATACGAATTGTACAGTACTTCAACACGACAATTTAGAAGCAGACGATTTGGTTGCAGGATGGATTCAATCTCACCCAGACGATTCTCATGTGATTATATCATCGGATACTGATTTCCATCAATTGTTGGCAAGTAATGTATCTCAATACAATGGCATTTCAGATGAACTTCATACATTGGATGGAATATTTGATCGCAATGGTAAACGTGTTATCGATAAGAAAACAAAAGAACCAAAAGCAATTCCAGATCCTGAGTGGATACTTTTTAAAAAGTGTATGAGGGGTGATCCTACTGATAATATCTTTAGTGCTTTTCCTGGTGTTCGTGAAAAGGGATCTAAAAATAAGATCGGATTACTTGAAGCATTTGAAGATCGTAACAAAAAGGGGTTTAACTGGAACAATATGATGTTGAATCGTTGGGTGGATCACGATGGCATTGAGCATCGTGTACTCGATGATTATGAACGTAATCGAACACTGGTGGACTTAACTGCACAACCAGATCAGATTAAGCAACACATTGCCCAAACTATTTTCGAGAATGCGAATCCAAAACGTGTGCCTATGGTGGGAGCAAAGTTTTTAAAGTTTTGTGGTAAGTTTGAATTGATTAAACTCAGTGAGTATGCTGAGTCCTATAGCAAATTTCTTTCATCGGAGTATACAAA